GGAAAAAAAGGCGGCGAATGATGTGCAGACTTTTATCAATGTTTCACTGGCAGAGACATGGGAGGAAGAGGCGGAGAGCCTTGAAGTGGACGAGCTGATCAGGCGGGTTGAAAAATACCCTGCACAAGTGCCGGCAGGTGTCGGCGTTCTGACTGCGGGTGTTGATATGCAGGAGGACCGGCTGGAACTGGAAACGGTTGGTTGGGGGCTGGGCGAGGAAAGCTGGAGTATCGACACAGAAGTGTTCTGGGGTGATCCTACAGAGCCGCATGTTTGGGGGGAGTTGTGGGAGTATCTGGACCTGACATTCACACATGAAAGCGGTGCGGAGTTGAAAATATCTGCCACCTGTATCGATACCGGCGGGTCTGGCGGATTGACGCAGGCGGCTTATGAGCAGTTGCGCGGCAAACAGCGGCGTAAAATTTTCGCAATCAAGGGTAAAGGCGGATGGAACCGCCCTATCGTTTCAGCACCGACAAAGGCGCGCCCGGGAAGAAAGGGGCGCCCTGTCACCCTGTTCACGGTCGGCACCGACGAGGCAAAACTCTATGTGATGCGTGGCCTGAAAGTCGAGCAAGGCCCGCGCTGCTGCCACTTCCCGGATGACCGTGACCCGGAATATTTTCACCAGCTGACGGCAGAACGGCTGGTCACCCGTATGATACGCGGGTTTCCGTTCAGGGAGTGGCACAAAACAAGGGAGCGCAACGAGGCGCTGGATTGCCGCGTCTATGCCTATGCTGCCCTGAAAATCGAAAACCCGAATATCAGGATCAGACTGGACCGGTTGAAACCTGATGCCGACAACAACGATATTCCTGATGCCCAGACCGCCATAGTCTCGGGGGAACCGCCAGAGGAACAAAAACCAAAGCGCCGCCAGAGTAGACGCCGAAAGCCCCGCCGCCCGAAAGGCAGGGCGCGTGGACACAGGAGTGATGGGTGGTAGATGCGTTGACACAATTCCCGAAACTGATTCAGGGCGGTATCAGTTTCAGGGCGACTGTTGTTTCGGATATGTATCAGGCCCCATCCTGGTCTGTTACCGCACACCTGCGTGGACCGGCATCGATAGACATCACTGCAACAGGCACTTTGGCGGATCATGAATTCACGGTTCCGGCGGCTGTAACTGCCGGTTATGCGCCTGGACAATACGCTGTTTCGGTGCGGGCTACGGACGGAACTGATGTGTTCGAGATCGAGGCCGGAACGCTTGATATTGTTGCCGATATTGCAGCACAGGCAGCCGGTCATGATCCCCGCGGACATGCTGAACGTGTTTTGTCCGCGATCGAGGCTGTGATCGAGGGGCGCGCCACCAAAGACCAGAACAGTTACAAAATCAATAATCGTGAGCTGGTCAGAACCACAATCGCCGAATTGCTGGAGCTGCGAAAAACATATCGGCACGAAGTCGCGCGGCTGAAAAACGGCGGCAGGAACAAGCGGCTTTTACGCCGACAAGTGAGGGTTAAATACTGATGGCCTGGCCTTTCAAATTATCAAAGCGCTCGGCCGACCTGTCTGACGTCGCTCAAACATCCATTCCGAAGGTGGCGCGCAAAGCCGGTCCTATCACCATTCGTGCGCGCCGGTCGTTTGATGCCGGTGAAACAGACAGGCTGACTGCCAGCTGGACCACAACTCCGCTGACCGCAGATCAGGTGATTGACAGAAACCAGCGCGTTCTTGTGGCGCGGTCACGCGACCAGGCTGGCCGCAACGATTACATGAAGGCGTTTTTGCGGCTGTGCGACCAGAATATTGTCGGCCATCGCGGCGTTATACTGCAAGCACAGGCGCGCGATGAAAACGGCGCGCTGGATCGTTTGGCGAATGAAGCAATCGAGGTGTGGTGGCGGCAATGGCAGCGTGCCGAAAACTGTGACATCACAGGGCGGCGCAGTTTCCGGATGATCTGCAAAACGGCTGTGCGCACCGCCGCAAAGGATGGTGAGTTCATGATCCGCGAGGTGCGCGGCAGGTCTACAGCAATGGGTTATGCGCTTCAAACTGTTGATCCGCAACGCTGTCCTGTCGATTACAATCTGGACCGGATGCCCGGTGGCAGGTTTGTCCGTCAGGGGATCGAATATTCCCGCGAAGGCCGCCCGCTGGCCTATTATTTTATGACCTCGAAGCCTGAATATACAGGATACACGTTCAATGGATCAGGCCTGGACCGTGTTCCGGCCGATGAAATCATTCATGGATTTATCGAGGATATCGAGGGGCAGCGGCGCGGTCTGCCATGGGCGGCAACATCGCTGTGGCGGATGCACCAGTTGAGCGGGTTTGAAAAGGCTGCGCTGATCAATGCGCGCACCGGTGCCAGTATCGGCGGATTTCTGGAATGGGAAAAAGACGAAGGCCCTGACCTGGACGAGGACGATCTGGATGAGGAACTGTATATCGAGCCGGAAGGCGGTGTGTTCCAGGAATTGCCGCCCGGCCTGAAACACAAGGCCTTCCAGTCACAGTATCCAAGCGGCGAGTTCGCCGCGTTTCACAAGGCAATGATCCGTGGTGCTGCGGCCGGTATGGGTGTGTCTTACGTCAGCCTTGCAAATGACCTCGAGGGTGTCAATTTCAGCTCGATCCGTCAGGGTGTTCTGGACGAGCGCGAACACTGGATGGATTTACAGGAATGGCTAATCGAGACACTGATCGACAGGGTATACCAGTCCGCGCTGGAACCGGCCTTGTTGCAGGGGCTGATTACCAACGGGCCAGTCCGGTTGAAGCCTGAACGAATTGCAAAATACCGGAACGTATTCTGGCAGGCACGCCGCTGGGCGTGGGTCGACCCGTTGAAGGACATCAAATCCGAGGTCGAGGCCAAGGACAATCTGCTGACCTCGCCGTCTGAAATAATCCGCAAACAGGGGCGTGATCCGGAAACGGTCTGGCGGACATATGCGTCTGACATCAAGTCGATGCAGGATGCAGGGATCCCTGAAAGCTACATAATGGCTGCGCTGGTGAAGGGCACCGGTCTGGTCGCGGCACCTGAAACAGGGGCTGATCAAATCGAGGAGAATAGTGATGCAGAAACTGATTGACCCGCTGATCGGGCAGAAACTGACCCGTGCTGTTACACCGGAACAGATCAACAGCAATCGTGGTGATGGTCCGCTGCGGCGCACCGCCAATGTCCAGGAGGTGGATCAGGATGCGCGCACTGTCGAGGTGGCTTTCAGTTCTGAAACGCCGGTCGCGCGCTGGTTTGGCGACGAGGTGCTGGATCACAGCCCCGGTGCAATGGACGCCAGCCGTCTTGAAAACGGGGCCGCTGTTTTGTGGAACCACAATCCTGATGTGCAGATCGGGGTGGTCGAAAGTGCACGGATCGATTCAGACCGTATCGGCCGCGCTGTTCTCCGGTTTGGAAACTCCGCCCGCGCCTCTGAAATCTGGGATGATATTGTTGACGGGGTGATCCGCCATATTTCGGTCGGATATTTTGTCCGCGCGGTGACAACGGAAGAGCGTGAGGGTGAGCCGGACAAGGTCACACTGACCGAGTGGGAGCCATATGAAATATCGCTTGTCAGCGTTCCGGCGGATGCCAGCGTCGGGGTAGGCCGATCAGCGGGGGAACCGCCAGAGGAAGCCACAGAAGAAGCTGTCGATACTGGCAGCCAAACACACACACCTGCAACGAGAGGATCGGGCATGGAAAAAATTCTTCGCAACTCAAACGGTGATCTGGTCCGGGCCATGGTCGATGCCGATGGAAATATTGTCGAGGTTATCGAAGTTCTGGAACGGGCCTCGGAAACACAGGCCATGGTCCAGCGCGGTGCCCAGGCAGAACAGCAGCGCACCGCCGATCTGCTCGAGCTGGGCGAACAGTATTCGGCCCAGACACTTGCAGCCGAGGCAATCCGCAGCGGAACCAGTGTTGACGAATTTACCCGCACCTTGCTGGGCCATGTTTCCGGCCAGAATGAAACCCGTGAAACCCGCGCGCTGGATGACGATGCCGGCGTTGTCGGCCTGACCGAGAACGAGGCCGATCGTTTCAGCTTTATCCGCGCTGCCCGCGCCCTGCTGAACCCGTCAGATCGACGCGCGCAGGAAGAGGCCGCGTTCGAGTTCGAGGCATCGGCAGCAGCACAACAATCCATGGGCCGCAGTTCCGAAGGCATCACGGTCCCTGTAGACGTGCTGACGCGCGCCCTGAACACATCCACATCCGGCCTGACGCCTGGCGATACAGGTGGCAATCTGATTGATACCACACTGGCCAGCCAGTCGTTTATCGACATGCTGCGCAATCGCGCGGTTCTGCTGTCTATCGGCACACCTATGGGCGGTTTGGTTGGTAATCTTGATATTCCAGGGCAAATCGCAAGTGGCAACGTGTTCATTGTTGGTGAGGACCAGAATGTTGGTGAAGGCAGCATTGATTACGGTATGGTTAAACTTTCGCCAACAACAATCGGTGTTTTTGGCGGGGTGACACGGCGGATGCTGCAACAATCCAGCCTGGATGTGGAAATGCAGTTCCGCAGTAGCCTGGCAACAGATCTGGCACTTGGTCTGGACTATTACGGTCTTTATGGTGACGGCGTTGGAAACAACCCGCTGGGGATTGTCAACACAACCGGGATCAAC